GCAAAGGGTGATCTTCGCCAATATCTCAACGGCGTACATATCGAACTGGCGGCAGAGGGAGATTTGCACTATGTCGCCACAGATGGACGCCGCTTGTTTGCAGGACGTGTCCCTGGAGACAAAGTGGCCTGTGTGCCAAAGATGAATGGTCTGTCTCTCATTATTCCAAGAGATACAGTTGAAAAGGCTGTCAAAGGCAGATCGCCGGTGGACGTGATCGAACTATCTGCCCTGCCAGATGGACGCTATACGCTGGGTGAACACGTTTTCTGTGGATTGCCTGGAAAGTTTCCGGACTGGCGTAGAATCCTGCCACAAACAGCGGGCAAAGAAGAAGCGGTAGCCCAATTCAACCATGAATACGTGTCGGATGGACAAAAGGCGCTTGCCCTGTGGAGGGGGCGCAAGAATGATCCTGCTTACCTCCGTATGTATGGCGAGGACACCGCCTATATGGCGTGCTCTGACGCTGTGTATTTGGTAATGCCGCTTACCAAGAGGGGCTATGAACCCGTAGCCAGCGTGCCAACCTTTGCGCCTGTCTACACCACACCCGCCCCAGAGGTAACCGATCCTACCTGGGCACAAGCGGTAGTCTAAATTGTAACGAGTCTTGTTGGCGCGCACATGCGCGCCTATCCTAAAAGTGCAACCCAATGCTGCGTAGCGAGGAAACTGAAATGCACACACGAACCGTCCTTGTACCGCTCTCACGCGGATACATGGAATACGAGCAAACGGTTTATGACAACACGGGGGAAGCGGTGCATGCCATCCCGTCGAGGTTTGTTCGGATGGTTGACTATGCACATTCGGTAGTGGATGCCTGTTTGGAAGATTTGAAAGAATCGAAATATTTGTAACATCGATTGCATGTGCGCGCATACCGCGCCACAGTGTCACTAATAACCGACTAGGAGCATCAAAATGGGTAAGCAGCTTGTAGCTCGCATGGGCAATTCTGTGCAGTATCGTTCCAATACGCCGCTGACAGACGATCAAATCGCACGGGTTGCGCCGTCTGTGTTTGCCGCCGAAAAGCACGCGTCGCGCTCAGAGCGCTACGCTTACATCCCGACCATCGACGTTATCAACAGCCTGCGAAAGGAGGGTTTCCAACCTTTCATGGTTGCGCAAGGCAGAACGCGCATACCGGGCAAAGCCGACTTCACGAAACACATGCTGCGTTTGCGCCATCAAGGCCAGATCAATACGGGGGAAGCACAGGAAATCATTCTGATTAACTCGCACGACGGTACGTCATCTTACCAGATGTTAGCGGGCGAATTCCGTTTCGTCTGCACCAATGGGCTTGTGTGCGGTGAAACGCTGGAGGATATCCGCATCAAGCATAGCGGCAACGTCGTGCAAGAAGTCGTGCAAGGCGCATACGACGTACTTGACGGGTTCAACCTGATTCGCGATATCACGGATGAAATGAAATCCGTCACTCTGAGTCGCGAAGAGCAACAGATATTCGCTGAGTCGGCATTGCAGGTCAAATACGATGGCCAGGACGCCCCCATTGCGCCCGATCAACTGTTACGTGTGCGCCGGCTGGAGGACCGTGATTCGTCCTTATGGACGACGTTCAACAAGGTCCAAGAGAACGTCATCCGTGGTGGTATCCCTGGTATCAACGCCAATGGGCGGCGCATCCGTACCAGGGAAGTGCAGGCCATTGACACGGACGTTAAGCTGAACCGCGCTCTATGGACGCTCGCCGAAAAGATGGCCGAACTGAAAGCAGCATAACCAGCGTCGCCGGGTGCAAACCCGGCTTACTCGATCATGAAAATAGAAGACTTGCCGAAAGGCTTTTATTGCAAGACATGCCATAAGTATCACGAATTCCCTGCTTATGTGTACGCGCACTGGAATGAGCGATTGGTTCATAAGTGTGAATGCGGCGCGGAGAACGAAATAAGAATTGGCATAGTTAGACAAATCAAAAGAGGGATTAAGAAAACATGAACAACATTATCGATATGCGCGATTGGAACATCGCTTGGTGGCAGGCAGCATGCTTAGCCGTTCGGGCAGCAGTGAAAAACGAGACGGAACGCGATCATGCCTTGTCGCTTCTGGCTCTCGCACGTGACAAGGCAAATGAGGTTTATCATGCGAGCGCAAATCAGCACACAAATCATTCCGAAAATTGTATTGGTAACTGACGAAGATGGTCTTATGACCGTCACAAACGACGCGGAGTCGGTTGTCGAATTCGTCCTAGGCCAGATATGCAAGTGGAATCCTGACGTGCGAATCCTGTACAAGGATTCCGAGGGGCAGTGGGATGAATTGCAACACGACGGAATTAAGTTTATTGGATTCCGTCTGTGGCGTGCCAGATCATGGCAAGACATTGTAACAAACCCTGAATTCATCAAAGGTTAAACCATGACTTGCATAAAGACAGGAGCCGATGTTTATCTGCCCGAACATGGGTGTACGGTACATGGCGATCTATTCCGCGTCGGCGATACCTACATCCTCCATTGTGGCTCCCAATGGGCTCAGTGTTGTGATTACAAGCCCGAGCGGGCCAATTTAATGATGCATGAGTTTTCCCAGTGCGGTTCGCCTGTGATTGCCGCAGCAACATGGGAATGCAGCCAATTTAGCTATGAGGGTTTTGAGCTATGAGAACGGCAGACGAAATAAAGGCTGATATCGAGTCTCTCACCAAGAAAGAAGACCCGCAAATACAAGAGGCACTCGAAAAGATAAGCAAGTGCATTATCAGCAAGGTAGGCCAGGAGGGCACTATCGCGAGCCATGAACGATGGTTAGGCTTGCAGTTTCACGGCCATCTGCAAGCGATTGGCTCGCTCAGCAATCTTGACCCCATACCGGTAGAGGCAACGTTTCAAGCATTGCACGGCAATGTGAGTGTTGCGAAAATCATTGAATTGCTCGGCTGGGAAGACCACGACGCATTCAAGCTGGTTGCGCTCGATATGCTCAATCATTTCATCTCGTTCGTGCGACTCAAAACTGAATTGACGGAATTGGCGGGTGAAACTCAGCAGGCCGCCAGTGATTCGGCAGTCCCACGTTTTTTTCATTAAGGAGGAAAAGCATGACAGCAAAGAAAAGTCCGTTGCAGGAATTCATGCAAAAGAACCCGCATAGCGTTGTCGTTCTGGTGGAGGACAGGCTTTACGGACCACGTGGCGGTGGAACTTGGCTCGTCAACCGCAGCGGCATCGGCGTGGGTGAGTTGATTCACCTCTACAGCCGCAAGCGTGATGCCATCAGGGCTTTGCGGAAGGCTGGCTATCGTCAGCACGGCTCGTCGTGGTCGCTGCCAGCAACCATCGAAGAAACCCAGCCCACAGCCCATCCCATGTCGCAGGAGGCGATTGAATCGACGGAGGGAATTGCTGTGCCGCCGGTTGATCGGGAGTGAGGAATAGGGCTCGCTCTGCCGCGCGGCGGCGGACGAGCCCATTTAGCCTTACGCCGTGGGCAAACACCCACTTGCCGAATTCGTTAGATGCGTCTGTCCATCTGCATTGGTTGACATAACGCCGCAGCGTAGAAGTCTGGTACGCGCCAATCCCGCAGTTATACGCGAAGTCCGCGAGTGCCTCCAGCCGGTTACCGGATACGTGCGGCGAGGCGCGTAGCACGCCATCAATGCAGTTTTGGAACGTCTCACCGAACCGATTGACAGCCTGCGAGCGCGTCCATATGGTAGACGGGCCAATATCGGGTCCGGTTGACCCGTACCCGATTGTCCAGGGGTCCCCAGGGACTGGAATGTACGCAATGCAGGAGTCGTTAGGCAGGCGCCGTGCATACCGCTCATACGACATTGCCAGATCGGCTCCTGCACCCATTGCTTAGCTCGCAGCAGGGGTCGCCGGAGCGGTGGGAGCAGGAGGTTGCTGAGCAGCCACAGCGGCATTCAGTTGAGATGCCAAGCCCTCCAGTTGCGTGTCGGTTGCTGCGCCCGCTCCTGCCGCTTTAGCAGCGGCCAGAGCGGCAGAAAGGGATTGGATTTCCGCAACGGCGGCGCCCACTGCTGCGGTCAAATCATCGATTGCTGCCATCATGTACTCCTGGAGTTGAATAACGGCCTGTAGGCCACGAAAAACATCGTTGCTCGCAATTTCGCGCGGTAGCTCTGAAGCAGATTTGTGATAGTGCATCATCTAGCCTTTTCAATCGCGCGTCCGACGAACCAGAAGCTTACGATCATTGTAAGCATGCTTGTGTCGTCCTGATCCCAGTTATTCATCAACACCTGAATAACATCGCCTGTCAGGTGCCACGCAAAAACCATGATTGCAATCTTGTGCGCTGCCCACATGGCAAAGACGAAAAATGTAACAACGGGGCGTACAAGGGATGAAATGAATGCTGAAAACGGACCGCCGGCTCCAGCCATCTGTGCCTGGGAACTGTAGGCGTTCGCCATAGCGTTGAACTGCGCGGTTTGGATGCCAAGCTGAGCGTTGACCTGCATTTCCTGAATCTGCTGAGAACCCGTTAGCTGCTGAAACGCGAGCGCTTTGTCTTGCATGTCTAGCTCATGCTGGCGGTCGTTCTTCGCATCAAAGAACTTCAGCAGTTCGGGTGCGAGCCTGAGTACGCCTCCGAACAGACCGGAGAGAAGAGTCAAGAACATATTGTTACACCCTGTTACCTTGTGGCCCTTTCAACAGACGGGGAACCGTTGATAGCATGTCTGCATAACTACAACTGGGGGTTTCCCTCATATCTTACCTTACTAGGAGAGTTCCATGTCTGAAACGCTTGAAGCAAAGGCAAAACTGTCGGAAGAGGTAGCAGCGCTACGCGGCATGCTTGCAGAATTATGCCTGAAATTTGCCGAGCAGCCACGGTCGGCCGTGGCAACCCGGCAGTTGAAATACATCCTATCGAAGATGGACCAATGGCTGGCTACGTTCGGGCCGAAGCCGGAACTCGATATGTCAGAGCCCTCTCGGGAGGAAGTGGATGACGCACTTCTGGCGTACCGAGAGAAAGGGTTCCGAGGGCTATCCGCCAGAGAACGGTTTGTCATCGAATGGTTTGATAGGAGGTATCGGCCCAATGGTCGATCCTTTCGGTTAGACCAGATGGCAGCGCTAGGGCCGATGCTTGGGGGTTAGTTCGAATAGCTCACGCTCCATTCCCCCCTCAAAGGGGAATGGATAGCTAACTCTACCCCCTAAAGACAAAACCCATTTCGGGCTACCGCATAGTGTCCCGTGGCGTTTAATCAGACGACCCTCCGCGTCACCGGAGGTAGGGGAGCTAGGGGTTTAATCCTTCCCACATTTTCACGTCGAGGTTTATCGAGGCAGGCGGGAGGCCTGATCCTCTAGCGCTGGTATGGAAGCGCCGCCTAGGCTTTCTTGCTTACGCGCTTGCCCTTCGCGCGAAGCGAGGGGCTACTTGACTGAAAATTCTGTGCGCATAAAAAAACCCTTAGGGCGGCTTGCTTTCTGTGATCGGGCGACGCAATCAGCCATCGGCTGAAAGTTCCACAAAAAGCAAACCCCTAAGGGTTCTTGCGTCGCGCCGATGCCCAAATGTAACGAGCATTTTTCTGCGCCGCAAGTGCTACGGTGTCTTAAAAAAATCCCCGTGCAACACCCTGCACGGGGATTCTAATAGCCGGGCCCAGGGGGAACCCTGACTAGGAGACATGAAGAAAGGGTTAGCTCTCAACATGACCTAAGTATTCCATGCGGCTGCAAAAATTGCAAGTGGGTGTACGATTCTGCACACAACTAGGAGGCATCAATGATCGAGATTACCTCTCCCTGCAATTTCTCAGACGAAATAGGTAGCCTTTATGAGCAAGGCTTACCGGGCGGGGACAGTACAGGCTGGGAGTCGTTGGACGAGTACTACACCGTTGCTACCGGGTTTTGGACGATTGTGACCGGCATCCCATCGCATGGAAAATCCACGTGGATAGACAATCTCATGGTGAACCTGATGCGGCAGAAGTGGTGCTTCGTCGTCTACTCCCCGGAGAACCAACCCGCGTCGCTCCACATGGCGCATCTCGTTGAAAAACTGGCCCGCAGACCGTTTAGATCGGGCTATGTGAACCGCCTGACTCCCGAGGATATGGCTAAGGCTATCCACTGGCTGGATGGCCGTCTGAGGCTCCTACGCATGGCAGCAGACAGCCCTGTCGTGCCCGATATCCATGCCATCCTGTTCGCAGCGGAGCAGATCATTTCCGCCGAATGGGGCAACCAAGTGAAAGTGGGAATCATTATT